TCTAATAAGAATGGAAAAGAAAAGAAAAAATAAAAAGGTTGAGTTTTTAATGGATACCGATTGGTTGTTTGATGGTATATTGGACGCCGAACAAAAACAATACGTCCTACTAGACTATTTCCAAAAACTTAATAAACACTTAGAACGGATGGAAGTCTATCCGATGTTTATTGAATTGTCTTTACATTTAGGTAATATCCAAACATTAATCAATCAAAATAAGATTTTATACACCGAGAAGAAGTTTTTAACTAATGACGATGAATTGTTATTGACCGACCTAAAAGTTAAAGACATTCCAGTGTTGACAGAAGAAGAAATTGTTGAGTACCATCAGATTCTTAAAAATAGTCAACCACAATTACACGACTACTTTCAATTCGCCAAATCTGTTTGGACGATAGTGTTCGATTCAATCGATATTATTCCAAAAAGAAACAAAGGTAATCTAAGAAGTAAAAGTGGATTTTTTTATTATGATAAAGAAGATACTGTCTTTATTTGGCAATACACCACAAAGAAAGTTTATAAAACTGTTAATCAGTACCGAACTAGTACAAAATTAATTTATGAAGGTTCAAGAAATAATTTGACTATTCCAGAACTATTATCTAATTTTTCTAAAACATATGAAAAGAATGGTGAGGACAAATACCCTCTTTTCGAAATGGTGTGTAAAGACCTATTCCCAATAGACGAAACTTTACTCCCAATGTTTAAAAGAAAAATATTGGCGTTCATTAATCAACAGAAAAAAGTTTTAATTAGTAAAGAAAATAAATTAACATAAGTATGGGATTTCACAAAAGATTTGTAAGTATGGAAACCATCGAGAGACAACTAAATAGTGGTCGAAGTCTTGATGATTTATTTAAGGCTGACGCCTTTATTTTTATGGATGGGTTAGCATCTGATGTTTGGAGATGGTATGAAAAAGGATTAACCGACGAAGAAATTAAACTTAAAATAAAAGAACAACATGACACCAAATCAGAATAAACTACTGATGTCTAAACTAAGACAACCTGTTCACATCTCTTACATTTCAAAGTACATTTTGAAGGAGACCGAAGAGGTGACTCAAAAAATTTTAAACGAATTAATAAATGAAAACCAAATTGAAGAGAGCCCGTTATCCAAAGGATACTACGTGGTTAAAGTACAGGAGATTCAGAATTGATGGGTACGGAACCCAAAGAATAATCACTATTGGTCAGTACCATATTCTTATTGGTAATAGTGATAATACTTCCTATATTAAATTTGGTGATAACGGATGTGGGGTTAACGTAACCACAAAACCAAGATTCAGTCAACGAATCGGAAATAAAAAATCAATTAAAATCGGTAAATATTATATTTCTAAATTATGAAGCTAGGGTGTGTATGTGAGGGCAAAGGTCCTTGCCAATGTGAACCAAATAAAAATGAACAAGTAAATCACCCCCAACATTACGGTGGTGAAGATAATGTATATGAAGCAATCAAAGTCATTGACGCGTGGGAACTAGGATTCTCATTAGGTAATACTGTCAAATACATTTCAAGAGCCGGTAAGAAAAACAAACAAAAAGAATTGGAGGACCTTAAGAAAGCATTGTGGTACCTACAACATCACATTACAAAACTTGAGAAAAATGAAATGGAATAGAAACGAATGGCAAGGTAAATCCAAAGAACAGGTTGAATACTCATATAAAGCTGGGTTTATATCAACGGTTATATTAACTATAGTTTTTGGTTTATTATTGTTAATGAGTTTATCAAGTTGTAAGTCAACAGAAAAAATTGATTGTGATGCTTATAGTATGGTTGAATCTAAGTAAAAAAAGACCTATACTTTTTAAAAATATTTTATGATAGAAACAGGTAAGATTATTAATGGGGATTGTATTGAGGTTATGAAAACTCTCCCTGAGGGAAGTGTTGACCTTATTGTTACATCACCACCATACGGAGTAGGGATTGACTACGATGTACACCAAGATGACATGTTGGTTGAAGAATACTTTGAGTTTACTGAGAAGTGGATGAGTGAAGCTTTTAGAGTTTTAAAAGACGACGGACGTATTGCATTAAACATTCCATACGAAATTAATAGACAAGCCAAAGGTGGTCGTGTATTCATCGTTAGTGAGGTTTGGCAGATTATGAAAAAGATTGGTTATAAGTTCTTTGGGATTGTTGACCTTGAAGAAGAATCGCCACACAGAAGTCGTACAACGGCTTGGGGTTCTTGGATGAGTCCATCAGCACCTTATATCTACAACCCAAAAGAATGTGTTGTTTTAGCTTATAAGAAACATCACATTAAAAAAGTTAAAGGGACTCCTGAGTGGGTTGGTGAACTTGGTGAAGTTGAAGATAAGAATGGTAACATGAGAAACAAAACATTCTACGCAGAAACACAAAAACGTGAGTTTATTGATTTGGTATTCGGACAATGGAAATATTTCGCGGACACCCGTTCATTAACAAAAGCAACATTTTCAATGGACATTCCAACTAAGGCAATTAAAATCCTAACTTATAAGAATGATGTTGTTCTTGACCCATTCGCAGGTAGCGGGACTAGTTTGGTTGCCGCTGAGACGTTAGATAGACGATGGTTGGGTATAGAATTATCGCCAAATTACGCAGAAATTGCGAGAGCTCGAGTCCAACATTTTGTTGACGAGAAGAAACAAGTGAAGATTGAATTCGCAGAAGAGGACAAATAAAGTCCTCTTTTTTGTTTTAATGATATTTATATTAAAATAAATGTCATGACGAATAAATTATTAACTGAATCTGAAGTTAAAGATGCAATTCTTGAAATATATAAAGAAGAGTATTCAAAAGTAATCGAAGAAAAGTGGTCCAAATTAAATAAGAATGATAAGACCATTGTTATCGAAATGTTGAAAGTACTTAACCCAAAACAAGCCAAACAACTTAACGAAAATAAGTGGTATAACACATTAGGCGACATCGTTGGTATCTTTGACCCAACAGGAGTTGTGGATTTAATTAATGGTGTTAGTTATTGGAGACAAGGTGATAAACTATATGCGGTTTTATCATGGGTTTCTGTGATTCCATTATTAGGTGATGCTATTGCAAAACCTGTTGTAGGTGTACTTAAAACAGGTGGTGTGGCAACTAAAGCTTTTAGAGAAGCGGTTGTTGTCGGTGACGCAGTTAAGATAGCTGAGACCGCTAAAGTGGCTGGTGGTCCTGTTGCTAAAATGGTTGAGAAAGCTCCAAGTTGGGGTGGTAAATTATTAGAAATATTAAAAACTGCTGTTGGTAAAATACCTGGTATCGGAGCACCTTTAGTAAGGTCTGTGGAAGAATTTGTTGGTATTTTCACAAAGGCGAGTCGTGAACTTAAAATGCCGACCAATGTAATGCGTGATGGTAAACTAATTAATGTTGAGAAGGGTTTAAGCGCCGCTGAGAAACAAGAATTACTTAAGTACATGGAAAAACAGCAAGGTAAGTTGTTTAGTGGTCATAAGGGTATGAAGAACTCTTGGTTGGATTATATGAAATCTGATGCTAAGTTAGGTGAAAAACTTTCTGCTGGTGTCCCAAGAATATTTGGTGGTAATCCGGCAACTCGTTCATTAATGAGAAGAACTAAGACTTATCTTGGTTTCTTGGATTGGTTAGGTGTTGCAAATTTCGTTGGACCTGACGAATTATTGAAAAAGATGCCAAACGCTGAAGAAAAGTGGGACCAATACTCAAAGACTGAAGAGGCTCAAAAAACATGGAGTGATGAAATGGGTGATGTTCCACCACCACCATCAGAATCGGGTTCTGGTGTAAGTGACATGGCTAAACAAGCTGTAACAAATAAAGTTAGTGGGGATGCGTTTTCTTCATTAGTAGGTTCATTATTAGGAAAATAAGACACATGAAAAAGTTATTAAAAGAAAGTGGTTTAAGAGATATTAAAAAAATTGCTGAAAGATATCCTAAAGCTGAAATATATTTTCACCAAGATTTAGATGGTGTAACAACGGCAATTGCCATGAAGAAGTATTTGGAGAACAACGGAATTAAGGTTGTTGATGCTCATATCATCCAATACGGAGATAAAGAGTTCGCTGTTAAGAAGAACGACGCTCAGGGTGATACAATGCCTGTGTTAGTTGACTTTGCTCACGGTAAACCAATGTTCGTTATTCATACTGACCACCACGATAGACAAGCCGGTGCTGAAGATACTAAATCAACATCATTCAGACACTCACGTTCAAATGTCGAAACTATTTCACAAGTGGTATCACCAAAAGAATTGTTTTCACCTGAAGACATCCAATTAATTTCAATGGTTGACTCGGCTAACTACGCGGCAAATGAAGTTAGTGTTGACCAAGTAGTAAATTACTTATTTAAATTAGACAAAAACTCACCAGCGGCTAAGAACAAACAAGCCTTAGGATTGGTTGCGAACAAACTATTATTAGCGTTTAAAAACAAACCAGGTTTCTTAGAAGAATTGGTTATGGAAACTTCACCGTCATTACTTAATTTGGTGATGAATATCAAACGTATTATGAATGAGAAGGGTTACGCCCCAATCGAGCAATTACAGAAGAATAGGGAAGGTTATATTGAACAAATGAAAAACCACCCTAATGTAAATGTCCAAGGAAACGTAATCGTTCAGTATGGTGGTGGTTCAATGATGAAACCGGGTTCTTATGATAGATACACACCATTCAAGAATAACCCTGAAGCTGACTTCTTAGTTATTGCTTGGCCGTTAGGATTAGTCCAAGCGTCGTGTAATCCATTCAAAAAAGAACGTGAGTTAAAAGGTGTTAACTTGGGTGAAATTGCTCAGGAAGTTTTGGCTAAGTGGGAAGACCAATTAAAAGAAAGACAAATACCTTTATCTACTATTAAATGGATTTCTGAAACATCTAAAGATTTTGGACCTGAATCAGTTGGTTTTACATTCAAAGATTTTGTTGCCTTATATGGTAAAAACTTTAAAACAATTGAAAACGGTCGTGACATCTTAACTCAGATTGGTAAGACGATGGAAAAACCATTCAGTGATTTAACTGAAGAGGAGATGGAAGATTTAGATAATGTTACCGTAAATGCTTGGGATTTAATCCAATCAAATAGTGGTGGACACAAGTGTATCACAAACATATCAGGTTTAAGTTATTTAGGTAGAGGTAAAAGACCACCTCAAGGTAAGTACAAATATAACGCTGAAGCTGATGATTCTCCTTATGTAAAATTCACAAAGATGATTCAAAGCGAGTTAGTTAGAAAACTACAAGAAAAGATTAACGGATAGGATTAAAATTAACCTCATCACCAATCTGAATACCTAACTTTTTACAGGTACCACCTGGTAATTCTAATACAACATCACCTTCACCACAGTAACTTTCACAGTCATCTGATTCACACGGTTGGCAATTGTTATGTATTTCGGTGATTGAATTGTCACTTATCATAATGATGTCTAAAGGTGTAATACAATTTTTCATCCAAAAACATTGTTCATCACCTTTCATTAAAAACAACATACCGTTAAAATCTGAATCAAACTTACGACCCATCATACCTTTTTGGGTATCACGAGGGGTAATCATTACTTTGACTTTAAATTGGTTTTTGTTTATACTTATATTCATATAAACATAAATATAAAGAAACTTATAAAATGAAGATTGTTAAGAGATATGTTGGTGTCTTAGTTAAGGTTGGGGACGAGGTTTTGTTATGTAAAAGAAACGCCACTGGTTCATTACCTGGTGTATGGTCAATACCGGCAGGTAGTATTGAAGATGGTGAAGCACCTGCGGATGCCGCAAGACGAGAGTTCAAAGAGGAAACCAACCATTTAATTTCGGGTAAATTACAATTGATTGGTTTTGTTAACCGACATAACCGAGATGGTAGTGAGTATAGAGGGTTGATGTATGTGTTCTTATTAGAAAGTGATAAGAAGATTAATCCTGACTTAGAAAACGCCAAAGATGGTGAAGAACATACCGAATGTGGATATTTTACTGCCGAAAACCTACCTATTGAAGATAAAAACGACCAATTATACAAATTAATTCAACATTATTTAAATAACGATTAACTTTTTTGAAGTTTTGTTATATTTATGTTATTATCAAGCCCAACAACCCCTTTCTTATAAGTTGGTAATTTATTAACCCCAAAAGTGTAAAAACTCTTTGGGGTTTTGTTTTTTTTACCTATCTTTGTGGTATGAAAAAATCAGTCAACATAGTAAATCGTAAAGTAAGTCACGAGTATTTCTTCGTGGATACGTTTACCGTGGGGATTCAACTGATGGGTTCTGAGGTGAAGTCAATCCGTGATAGTAAAGTCTCGTTGGTGGATGCGTATTGTTACTTCAACGATGGTGAACTTTTTGTGAAGGGAATGAATATTCCTGAATATAAACAATCATATACTCACGAACCACTACGAGAGCGTAAACTCTTAATGAAGAAACGAGAGTTGGTCAAACTACAAAAAGAACTAGTGAAAGGTCTGACACTGGTACCCTATAAGATTTTTAGTA